TATTCTCCAAACCGGTAGTCTCGGCCCGAGTTTTAAGGGCTTGCGACTTAGTGAGTTCAATATTAGCCTCGGCCTGAAGAGCTGAGAGGGTCTGCTGAGTGGCATTACCAAAAGCACCCACGAGGGGGCTGGTCGGAATACCACCCGGCTGTGTGAAGGACTGCGCAGAAGGCGTCGAACCACCATAGGAGCCAGGATCAACAGAAGACGTCTGAATACCTCCGACATCAGCATAGGGAGTGAACCCGGCCGCAACACGCGCTCGACGCTGAGCGGCCGGGGAATTGTATTTATCCCAGTACAAATTATTCTGCTGAGCTTCCAGCTGAGCCATATAGTCCGCATACTCCTTCTGATAACGCTGCTGTTCTTTAAGAGCCCACCGATTGTATTTCTCGGCACGAGCATTCATCTTAGAAGCAGCAATACTCGAACCACCAGCAGCCGCAAGGCTACTGGCACCGGCAATAAGCGCAGAAGTAACAAGGGCAGACATAACTACTTGTTATTTTGTTTGTCATTTTGTTTACCCAACTCCTCCTTATGACGCTCAGCAGAAGTCTCACCGACGCACTCAGCAATACGCTCGATACGCTCGAACTTATCAAGCGAGAAATCCGAGCTGGGGTCTGTCGAAAGAATCGAAGCATCCTTACCAGAAGGCTGAATCTCATCGTAAGCAGAATCACCACGAACAGCCTGCGTATCACAAGAAAGAAAGCCGAAGGTGTAATACTCCTCGAGGATCTCGTTCATACCCTTGGCACCGACAATAAACTCATCGGGCTGAGAAACACAGTTGCGAAAACGATAGGAAGCATGCTGATCAGCACAAGGGCGAATACCAACGCGCCGCGAAAGGTTGGAATAAAGACAACCTACATGCGGATTATAATCTTGTTTTGTTTTCATGACGAAAAAGGTTTAGAGAGTTGTTGCAACATTGACCTTCGACTTCTCGCGGAACACCACGATATCAGCAACATTATCGAGAACGAAATTCTCGGCAGTGGGCCGCTGATCGTAGAAGACGTAATTAAAATCACCACACAGAATATAAGGACACGAAGAGGGTGAAACATAGATCCGCTTGAGGAAAGACGTAAGGCGCTGGAGAGAAAGTTCGTCGACATAGGTTCCAGCGGCCGAAATGAAATCGCCATAAGCCGGAGTATCCATGACGGAGGCGAGATTGCGACCATAATCACGAGAAAGAACCCAGTAATCAAGGTCATTACAGAGGCGACCGTGAGGCTTCGAGACAGCCGTCATGAGTTCGCTCCAGGCGGGTTCGTAGCCGACGTAATTGAAATCTTGTAACTTGAACCCGGGAATAGAAAGAATAGAATTAGCATAGGTCACATCATTAGCACCAAGATTCTGAACCTCGCCAAAGACCGTAGAAGCCTTCAAGCCCTGCATCGCAATATTATCGAGCGCAGGAGCATACTGCTGGCCCAAGGAAATTTGCCTCGAGGTAGGATTAATGTAAGACGGATAATAAACCCGCGGAACGATGGATGTGATCTCCATAAAATAACCGTCATCGTTAAAATGATAGTTACGACGACGAAAACGAGTGCCGCCAGAAAGCTGGCCAGAGAAAGCACCAAGCGGCGAGGAATTGTCCTCGAAGCCCGTCGTCTGGTAAAGCGTATTAACATTCATGTCGAAGGAATCACTGCCAAGGAAGGCCGGGCAAGTGTTGTCCTGGCTAAGCTTGACATCGAACTGGGACTCATAGAAATCCGAGTTACGACCACCGCCGGCGAAGGCGAGATCCATGTAACGCTGCATGCGAGATGCGAAAGTGATATTACGCATCGACACAGAATTGCCCGAAACCGAAACATCAACAGCAGCATCGGCAAAAGAAGAAGTTTTTAACCAAGCCTCGAGGTAGTAGGACGGAAAACCACGCTGAAAAAGAGACTGCCGACCAGTGAAGAAGTTCCATAAGAACGCTTCACTAGCAACAGCGTTTATGGCAGCCTCGACATTCGTAGAATACGAGGCAGAATCATCCTCACGAATAGCCGGAGAAGTATTCGGTGTGGTTTTGATGGTACGCAGATAGGTTTCCAACTCGCTAACATCCAAGAAGTAGGGATACTCCAACGCAGAATCGGACGCAGTACCAGCCAGGGCCGTAGGAACCAACTTGTATTGCTGGTTAAGATAGTAGTTGTAATAAATGTCGACGTAACCGATATACGGCGTAAGATCGATAACACCCGTGACGATAGATCCTGGAGCCTCACCCATGTAATCGGCAAGAGAACCGGGGCCGACGATTAAACCGAGAGAAGCTTGGGGTAGATCTGTCTGTACATCAGAAACCGAAATGTCTACCTTATCACCCATCGACGTACCGACATCGAAAGGAACCGGAGGCGCCATCGAAGGCTTATAAACAGTATTCGGAGTATCAGTGACACCTTGAAAATTAAGCTGACGATCAATATTATAGATCCGATCGGGAATAAAAAAATACTCCTTCTTGACACATACACTACCCATGAAAGGGGCCACGATCGGAAGAGCCTGCACACCTACGCCAGGCTGGAAGCTAAAATCATCACCAGCAATAACACGGGTCACGTTGGTGGGAATCAGAGTACCCCAGCTTGCAGAAGTGGGGTTACCGGAAAAAAGTTTAAACCGGGATTTCTTATTTCGCTTACGCGAAAGAAACATCATTGCCATAAAATAGATTGTTTTATAAGTTGTTTTTTATAATAAGAATAAGTAGGATAAGTCCTCAAAACATATTCCCAAACAAGCTGCGGAATGAGAGAATCGTTGCGACAGCGAACCTGATCCTTGGTAAAACATGCCAGCTTATAATAACGAGGAATACTATAAGGGTGATTATCGATCAAGATAGAGAACCACTGTTTGCAACCAGTCATCATATATGCTCGAAGGGCGTCCTTCTCCGATTCCGACAATCGGCCAAACCCATGAGAGACATACAAACGACCATGTAGATCTAAAATTCCCTTCGGAATATCATTCCAATGCACAGCAGACTTCTTTGTGATATACTTCATTGCATAGCGAACGCCACCGAAATGGCGAAGAGGATTAACCCAAGCAAGGCCGAAGGACATCCAGTAATGACGAACACGCCACCAAGGCAGGGGGCATCCAAACATAATCGCATGGAGATGAAGTCGATGCTCAGAATGAAGCCCACGTTGAGCTGCACGCTTACCGTCGGCAACCTCCAACACAAAAAGATAAGGAAAAGAAATCTTGCGATAACAAAAGCGACTCGTATCGGGATTTCGATAACGGAGGAACGGATCCTTACGCATGCGGTCTATAAACCGACGAATAAAGGCGTAGGGCTCCTTGCAAAAGGCCTCATAGAATTCTGGTTTGAGAGTAAAGGTACAAAAATAGGAGTTTGAAAGGTTGTAGCCGAGACGCTTATAGATGTTATGAGCGCGAACAAACCAATGCTGCTGGCGCTTCTTAATACACTGAACACACTTACCGCAGGGCACTTGGAGCTTATAATCCGACTGGTTAGAGAACTGAGGAATCTCTACGCCAAGCTGGTCAGCAAGTTTAATGTAATGTGGATTCGTAATCCGCAAAGGCCTGTTACACACAACTCAAAAAAACTAAAAATCAAGATCTACAACTACAGGTGTCGTCCGCCGATTATTATGTTTTTGACCTTTGGACGGGGTTTTCCTTTTCTTCGACCGCCACGACGAGAGTGACCGAGAGGCACCGCAAGAACCAGAGAAGCGAGCGTAAATGAAGAAAAAGAGGTCTGAGATGTTGAACTCATAGATAACACGGTTACACTCGGAGTCGAACAATCCTTGTTCGATGGTGAAATAAAATGGCACCTGAGCCGCGACAATAGAATCAACTGCGGTTTGGATTCGAACACGATCTGCCAAGGCAAACCGAAAAGAGATGTAGTTACCGTCGACGGCATAGTCGGAGCAAGCGACGAAGAGTGTTTCCACGAAATGAGCTCGAGGTTCGAACTCGAAAGACTGTGAGAGGGTGTCCCAAGATTCTTTGTTAAGCATGACAGGTTACGAGATTTAATTACGGATTCTAGTTTCACGGTGTCATGATGAACACCATGACGAAAAACTTTCTGAGTATAGCTGCACGATACAGTAAAGTAGGCAGCAAGAGCGGCAATTATAGACGCTACAAGCGTCCAAAAAGCCTTGTTGCGGTAAAATGGTGTTTTTTCCATAAAAAGTGGTTTAATGAATAGTTTAATGAATAATTTAAGTGCCCTACGGGGCGAATATAATGAATTTTTGCGTCGATGCAAAGCGTTCCATTTTTCAAATGCAAGAAAATTGTTTTTTTCGACCAAAAGATCAATTACTCGGAGAAATCGACGAATTAAAAAGACCTGAGAAGTGCATAACGGGGGAGAAAGTAAGGACGCAAAACTGTGTCTGAGCTACTTAGCTCCGTCATCGCACGCACGCGAAGCGCGCGCGCGCGTTAACGGATGCAGACAAGCTCATACACGGGGCTCCTAACTCTCTCCCCCGTACCCCCTCTCAGTCACCTAATGGAATTCGCTTCGCTCATAGATTTTTATAACTTTGAGAGAACCGATGCGGAACCTCGCGAGGGCGCCGTTTCC